GCGATAGTTATGATATGTTAGGTTATATGTCTAATTTTAGAATAGTTAATGGTACTGCGGTTTATACATCAAACTTCACACCCCCAACTGATCCTCTTACAGCAGTTGCAAACACAAAGTTATTAACTTGTACTAAGCCTGACGCAGTAGATGATATAAGCGGTAGAGGTCATACAGTAACAAAAGTTGGTGTTGCTACTCATGCTGCCTTTAACCCTTTTCCTTGGGCAACTACTGGTTATGGTGCATTATTTTTTGATAAAAACAATGATAAAATAATATATGAAGCAGGTGGTGGTAATGCAATAACTGGTATGGGGGCTCTTTCAGACCTTACAGTAGAACTTTGGGTTTACCATTTTGCTAGTGGTGGTGATTCTACAACTGATCCATCCGTTGAAGAAGTATATGTGCATTTTCAAGACCAACTTTCTAGTGGTGCACAAATGACATTTGGTAGAACAAGAACTTATAGTAATAAAAATTGTATATTTACTAGTACGTCTGGTAATCCTTGGCAAAACCAAGTTTATACAGTTGATGCAGCTCATCATGTAGGTCGTGGTTCTTGGCATCATGTTGCTTTTGTAAAAGAAGGTACTAATTTAAGAATGTATAAAGATGGTGTTAATGTCAAAGGAAATAATCAAAATTCTGCTACTAATCTTCCTGCATCATTTAGAGTAGGTGAAATTCATATTGGTAACGATTATGGCGATAGTTATGATATGTTAGGTTATATGTCTAATTTTAGAATTTCTAATAGTGCAAGATATACTTCTGATTTTACTCCATCAACAACACCGTTTACTAGTGATTCAAATACAGTAGTGTTGACTGGTCAAAGATCTACACCATCCAAAATTACAAATGGTGCATATCATTTTACAACCACTTCATCTAGGTTAACAGCTAGTCATGCAGATTTTAATATTTCAAGCAGTACACCCTTTACTATAGAATACTGGTATTATTTTATATCTGCAGCAAATAGCTCACCTATATTTGATTTGGGTTCTGGTAATATGTTTCAACCATATTTAATAAGTGGTAATCAAAAGATATATTCTAGCCAGGGCGGTGGATATATGATTGATTTAGGTTCTGGTGCAAGTGGAGGATTTCAAAATAATGTTTGGCATCATCTCGCTATAACTGGAGATGGTTCTGGAAATACAAAAGCATACCTTGACGGTGTACAAAAAGGTAGTACTCATAATGGTAGTTGGTCTGTTAGCGGTGGAAAAGTAAGACTTAACGGGTATGCAGGTAGTGGCTATACAAACGTTGGTGTACAAATGTATATGTCCGATTTTAGATTTGTTAATGGAACACAAGTTTATACAGGAAATTTTACCCCTCCTTCTGGCCCACTTACAACTACAGGTGGTACATATCCATCTAATACAAATGTTAACACTTCTATAACTGCATCTCATACAAAATTATTAACTTGTCAAAACTCATCTGGTTCTCATGTTGATAATTCTTCATCAGGGCATTCACTTTCCCAAGATGGAACAGTTACACCAAGAGCAGGTAAAGAATTAATAGCTACTGATCAAGGACCAAATAGTTTGCCTTTAACAATAGAAGGTGATGTTCGTAATGTTAGATACTGGCCATTTAGTTATAATGGATAATTATTAATAAAGGAAAAATAAATGCCATATATAGGAAAATCTCCAGAACAAGGAGTTAGAAACAAATATAAGTTTACAGCCAGTGGTGGTGAAACTTCTTTATCAGGGAATGATTCTAATGGTAAAGCTTTAATATTTAGTGATGGCGAATATGTTGATGCTTATATTAATGGTATATTATTAGTACATGGATCAGATTATAATACTACTACCACAAATACTATTGCTGGATTATCTGCATTATCTGCAGGAGATGTTGTTGAAGTAATTGTGTATGATACTTTTAGTTTATTTAATGGTGAAGTAGACTCAGATTTTAATGTAAACGGAACTATAAAACAAAATGGCAATGCACTTCCTTCGGCGGTTGTAATGGCTATAGCCTTATCTTAGGAGATTTAAATGGCAGATACTTTTAAAAACAAAATTACAAAAGAAGTTGGCACTAGCGCTACCGTTATTTATACAGCCGGTGAAAATGGTGGTGCTCCTACTTCAATTATTATTGGCATGAATATCGCTAATCGAACTTCAAGTCAAATTACAGTTGATGTAACAATAACAGACGTATCGCCAAATCCTGATGTAGTTTGTTTTTTAGTTAAAGCCGCGCCTGTTCCCGTAGGTGGTAGTTTAATTGCTGTTGGTGGTAATCAAAAAATTGTTTTAGAAAACGGAGATAAAATTAGTGTAACCTCTAGTGCAGCTAGCTCGGCAGATGTTAGTGTGTCTATTCTAGAACAAACTTAAGGAGTATAGAATGTCTTATTTAGGTGTAACCCCTTCTTTTCAAACAATAAGTGATTATGGTAAAACTTTAGTAGATGATGCAGATGCTACTACAGCTTTGTCTACACTAGGTGTATCAACTTATGCTAAAACTATTCTTGACGATGCTGATGCTGCCGCTGCAAGAACTACTCTTGGATTAGGTACTATGTCTACTGCCGCTACTACTGCTTATGCAGCCTTAGCTGGTGCTACTTTTACAGGCGAAATAACTGCTAATGGTGGGATTAATGAAGATCACAACGCTGGCGTTTTAAGTAATTCTAATCAAACATTAACACTTGATTGTCATAATGGAAATAATTTTTCTGTAACAACTGCTGCGGCTATAACTAGTTTTGTAGTTTCTAATCTTCCCCCTAGTGGTACTGCGTTTTTCTTTACACTTAAAGTAACTTATGGTGGCTCACATTCTATTACATGGGGTTCTGCTGTTAAATGGAATGCTGGAACTGCACCAACTTTATCAACTAGTGGTACAGACTTGTTTGCTTTTTATACAGTAGATGCTGGTACAACAATTTATGGTTTTACAGCAGGTCAGGCTTTAGCTTAGAAAGAGAGTGTCTAATGAGTAGTTCAAAAAAGTTATTGCAATCAGCTAGTGGTTATATCGATCAAACTAGTGGTGGAACTGACGTAAAGAATGTCTTTAACATGATGCAATGGACAGGCAGTGGTGCATCTAGCAAAACCTTTAGTGATGCTTCTTGGAATGGTTTTGAAATTAGGGGTGGAGCAGGAACTTCAGACGCTAAATCTGGAGCAGTAATCCTCAAAAACACTAAACAACAAGAGAGTGGAGAAATATATTATAATACTTCTCCTGGATCAGATTCAACAATTTCCTTAACGTTAGATAATAGTACTTCTACTAAAACAGCCCCAAATACTTCTCCTTCTTTAACCTTTACTAGTACTGGTTATGCAACGTCAAATTATTTTCGTAATTCGACAAGCGGACAATATCAAAGTTATATTTTTAAAAAACATTCTGGCTTTTTTACAACGGTAGATTACACAGGAAATGGGCAATCATCTCAACAAATCGCCCATGATCTAGGTGGTGAAGTAGGCATGATGTGGATAAAGAATAAACAAGGTGGATCATCTCATCCAATTTGTGTTTACCACAGAGGGATAAACGATAACGCTACCCATTCCCCTGCCAGAAACGCAAAAGATTATTATTGGCAAATGGATGATAATGGTGCAAGAACAGACACTGGTTATTGGGGTGCAAGTGATACAGCTACTAATTGGGGTAATACTGCACCTACTACTACTCATTTTACTGTTGGTGGAACAAGTGGTGTTACTGCTTGTAATGTAAATGGTGCTGATTACAAAGCTTTAATTTGGGCGCATGATGATAGTGATACAAGCATTATTAAGAACATTGGCTACATAGGTAATAATGGTGATAAGAAAGTAACACTTGGGTTTACTCCACAATTTTTGTTAATAAAAAGAGTAGATGGTGGTGGAGATTGGTTTGTTTTTGATAAGTTGCAAGGTTTACATAACGCAGAACCGGGTAATACTACTTATGGTGCTTGGTGTTGGAAACTTAATAGAAATAATGCACAACAAAAAGCGCAAAGTCTTTTTAACGCTGAATTTCATGCTGATGGTTTTACTATAAAAACTGTTAGTAATGCTACAAACAATAATCAATATTCAAACTCTTATATTGTTATGGCGATTGCTAAAGATAATGTAAGTCCAGATAAAAGTTCAGGTTACTTTGGTGTTACTATATCTAATTTAACTAAAAGAAATCATTACTTTAAAGCAACAACTAGAACAGGTAATGGTAGTAATGCTGAACAATATATAGACATGATACCAGATATGTGGCTCACCAAAAAAAGACCAGGTGGTGACTACTGGATTATGAGAGATAGGATGACTTATCCTTGGGCAAGGGGTAACTTTATGGCATCTTCTTCAAACTATGTAAATGCAAGTACGTTTGGCAAAAGTAATTGGCATGTATTTAATTCAAATGAAGAACGCTATTCCTACGCACCATCTGGTTCAAGAGTTAGTAGAAGTGTATTAGTAAGAAATAGTGATAGTGCTTGGAATCAATACAATGTTGGTTATCTTGATTTGTATTTTACTCATGCTCCCGGTTATTTAAATTCAATTATGTATCGAGGAACAGGTGCAACAAACCATAATGTAAAACATGGATTAGGTGCAGTACCAGAAATGGCGTGGATAATATCTTTAGATCAAAATTATTATCCTCTTGTTTGGCATAAAGATATGGCGCAAGGAGTATCTGGCGGAACTGCAAATCAATATTTTATCGATTTTAATAATGGTGGATACCCTCAAAGAACTTACAATAATTATACTATTTGGGGTTCAACTGCACCAACAGATACAACTTTTTCTGTAAATGGTAGTACTAATTGGAGTAGTGGTAGTCCTACTAACAACAACCTTGGTAGATACATATTGATCTCAATGGCATCTTGTTCAGGTTTAAGTAGTGTTGGATCATTTACAATGTCTGGTGGAAATAACACTACTGTTGATTGTGGCTTTGGTTCTAATCAACCTAGATTTGTAATGGTTAAATGTGTAGCAAATTTTGAAAGTGGAAAGCCTACTGCTGGTAGAGGTTTTTATGTTTGGGATAGTGCAAGAGGAATAAATGGCTCTGGTAGTACTGATCCTATATTTCAATTCGATAATCCAAATTATTATGAAAACTCTGATCCTGCTGACATTATTGACCCTACATCTGGTGGATTTACAGTCAAAGATAGTGGTGCAGTTAATACAGGAATTTATGATGGCTTCTATATTTATTGGGCAATTTGTTAAGGAAAAAGAAAAATGACAGATTATATACATACTGATGGTACAATTAAAACTGTAGAACAAGTAAGGAAAGACAATCCTAATACAAGTTTTCCAGCTATTATTTCACAAGAAATACTGAATGAATTAGGTTATAGTCCTATTCTTTATACAGCTCAACCAGCAGCATCTTCAGTAACTAAAGTAGTAGTTAGAGATGGTGTTGAAAAAAATAGTAATGGTGATTGGGTTGAGAAATGGAAAGAAGTAGATCGTCATTCTGATTACACAGATGAAGATGGCAATACAGTTACAAAGGCATCACAAGATAAAGCTTATCAAGATACGCTAGATGAACAGCAAAAAGAAAATTTAAGAATAGATAGAGAGCCATTGCTTGAAGAAGCAGATTGGCAAATACATAAGTTAGAAGATGCCGGAGGTGACGCTAGTAAATGGAAAACTTATAGACAAGCTTTAAGAGATATAACTAAAGCTTCTGATATTTATAATGTAACTTGGCCAACAAAACCAAGCTAGGAGTAATTAAATGGAAGAAAATTCTTTAGAGAGTAGAGTAAGTAAATTAGAGTGGTCACTAGATAAGCAGACAGAAGATATTAACCACTTATCTGAGACCATGGATAGACTCAAAAAATCTCTTTATGGAATTGAAAGAACCCTTATACAGATAAGGTGGTTTGCGATGGGTGGTATTGCGTTGTATATTGCCGACCAATTTGGTCTCACTAAAATATTACAATTAATTAGTTAGGAGGCAATAAAATAGACCCGATTACCATCGCCGTTGCGGCATTCGGCGCCGTTAAAACTGGTATCGCTATGGGTAAAGACCTCCAGAGTATGGGTAAGGATCTGGGAAAACTTTGGGATAGCATAGATACCGTAAAAAATTCACACGAACAAGCAGCTAAAGGTAAAGGTGGACCTGCTGCTAGAGCATTAGATACTTACCTAGCAACTGTTAAAGCTCGAGACCTTGAAGAAGAACTTAAAAGAGTTATACTTGAAACTAGAGGTATGAAAGGTTGGAATGAGTTACAAAAAATAAGACAGCAAACTGCAGAAGCAGATCGTAAAGGTCGTGCTGAAGCTATAGCTAGAGCAAACAGAATTAAATATAATTTATCAGTATTACTTGGTGTATTAATAATTGCAGCAGGTGTTGCTGGTTTATTTTACATGATAGTTTATTTACAAAATGTACAATGAACGTGATATTATATTATTAGCTATAGTGTTATTAGCACTTTATTTTATGGATTCTAATGACCCACCTTGGTGGTTACTTATTAAATAGGAGGTTATATGATAACACCTGAAAAATTAGATGCTTGGAGAATAGTTCCTAGGTTATTAATACTATCTTATATGGTAGTATTTTATCAGACTTGTAACTGGTTTATGAACTTACCAGACCCTAACAACGCTCAAGCAGGATTCGTATCTGTGGTTGTTGGTGCCGGTGCGGCATGGTTTGGTTTATACGTTAATAAAGGTAGAGCCAGTGTACAAGTACAATCTAAAATGGAAACACGGGAGAATATATAATGCTGGCAGGATTAACACAATTACTTGGCTCAGTAGGTGGTCTTGCTACTTCTTATCTAGATGGTAAAACTGCTGTTCAAAAAGCTGAAGCACAAATACGAATGAAAGAAGCTACCGGAGATATTGACTGGGATCTTGCAGCTATAAGAGCTACTCAAGGTTCTTGGAAAGATGAATGGATTTTACTTTTGTTTTCAATACCTTTAGTATTAGCTTTTACTGGTGATTGGGGTAGAGAGATTGTGGCAGAAGGATTTGTTGCCTTGGAAGCTATGCCTCAATGGTATCAACTTTCACTTGGAGGTATTGTAAGTGCCTCTATAGGCATGAAAGGAATTGGAAAATTTTACGGGAAAAAGAAACTCAAATAAAATTATTTAGATATAAATTAGAGACTTTAGGTCCTAATAAATTTCATATAAATAGATTTAAACATCATAATCAATATACTCGGTATAGGAAGGATAGAGATGGCATTTTCACTAGGAAAAAATAGTTTATCAAAGTTATCTACTGTAGATAAACGTTTATGGACTGTTTGTCAAGACGCTATAAAAATTACACGTATAGACTTTGGTGTAATTTGTGGCATAAGAACTAAAGAAGAACAAGAAGCCTTACTAGCTAAGGGTGCTACACAAACAATGAAGAGTAAACACCTTGATGGTCTTGCGGTAGACCTTATGGCTTATGTTAATGGTAGAGCTTCTTGGGAGTTAAATTTATATGATGATATAGCTGATGCTATGAAAGAAGCTTCACGTAAAAACGAAATACCTATTCGTTGGGGTGCTGCTTGGCATATAGATGATATAAGCAAATGGAATGAATCTATGGAGGACGCTATGAATAGCTACATAGATCTTAGAAGGAGTCAAGGTAGACGACCATTTATTGATGGACCTCACTTTGAACTAGCATAATGTGGATCGGTATTATGATACTTTGCGGTAGTTTACACGCTGAAAGTTGTATGGTAATAACTACTCGTGAGTTATTTCCTACTGTAGAAATGTGTTTTCAGTCTGCAAAAGAAAAAGCAAAAACCGCTATTCAACATCCAACTGTATTTAGAGCAAAACCTTATTGTCAAATAATACCTGGCACTGGAAAAGCTCCGGGAGAAAAAGATATCTGATGGTAAAGATCCCTTTTAAGAAGGCCGGTGTGTTTCACTCCTCTTCTTAAAAACCTTTAAAAATCAGGAGATTAACTATGAAAGCTTACGAAGATATTATTCATCTAAGCCGTTATTCTCGTTGGCTCGACGACAAAGGTCGTAGAGAAACTTGGGATGAAACGGTGCAGAGATTAATTGACTTCTGGAAGGGTCGTGTAGACCTACCCGATGAAACTTATAATGAATTACATAAAGCGATTCTTCATAAAGAAGTAATGCCATCAATGCGTTCTATGTGGTGTGCAGGGCCTGCATTAGCCCAGAACAATATGGCAGGTTATAACTGTAGTTATATTGCAGTAGATAACACAAGAGCCTTTGATGAAACAATGTATATACTTATGTCAGGTACTGGTGTAGGTTTTAGCGTAGAAAAAGAACACGTAAGTAAGTTACCTATAGTTAATGATCACTTTGAACCTTCAGGTCGTATGATTGAAGTAGAAGATTCAAAGGAAGGTTGGAGTAAAGCTTTAAGGAAACATATCGCTGATCTTTATTTAGGTAAACACCATCAATTTGATTTCTCCAAGGTGAGACCTGCTGGTGCCCGTTTAAAAACAATGGGTGGCCGTGCATCGGGCCCTGAACCTTTAAATGAGTTACTTAACTTCGTTACTAAAGTATTTAAGAATGCTTCAGGAAGAAAGTTAACTTCTTTAGAGTGTCATTCAATTATGTGTAAAATAGGTGAAGTTGTTGTTGTTGGTGGTGTTAGACGGTCAGCTATGATATCTCTTAGTGATCTTGGTGATTACGAAATGAGAGATGCTAAGTCAGGTAATTGGTGGGAAACTGATTCTCACTTTGCTCTCGCTAATAATTCTGCTGTATATGATTCTAAGCCTAGCATTGGAGTATTCCTTGAGGAGTGGACTTCTCTGATTAAGTCTGGTTCTGGTGAAAGAGGATTCTTTTCTCGTCTTGCTGCTGATAAAAAAGTAGAGGAGTCTGGAAGAAGAAAGACTGGCCATGCATGGGGCACTAATCCCTGCTCAGAAATTATTCTAAGACCAAATCAAGTATGTAATCTTAGTGAAGTTATTTGTAAAGAAGAAGATACTCTTGCTGATTTAATGCGTAAGGTTAAGTTGGCAACTATACTAGGTACTCTTCAGTCTACTCTTACAGACTTTAAATATATCAGAAGTATTTGGAAACATAATACTGAAGAAGAAAGATTACTTGGTGTATCACTTACAGGTATACAAGATTGTAAGATATTACAGAATCCTGCAATAGAAGATTTAAAACACCTTAAAGACATTGCTATAGCTACCAATAAAGAGTTTGCAAAGTTATTAAGTATACCGCAGTCTACTGCTATTACTTGTATAAAACCAAGTGGTACTGTATCACAGCTATGTAATAGTGCTTCTGGTATTCACGGTAGATTTTCTCCTTACTATATAAGAACAGTAAGACAGGACAACAAAGATCCTATTACTACTTTTCTTAAAGAACAAGGAGTACCTGGTGAACCAGATGTAATGAATCCTAATAATACAACTGTCTTTAGCTTTCCTATTAAGTCTCCAAGGACAGCTGTTATAGCCGGAGAACAAACCGCTATAGAACAATTAGAAAATTGGAAGTTATTTGCTGAAGCTTGGTGTGAACACAAGCCTTCTGTTACTATTTATGTTAAAGAAAATGAATGGTTAGAAGTAGGCTCTTGGGTTTATAACAACTTTGATTTACTTTCAGGAATTAGTTTTCTGCCTTATTCCGATCATACTTATGAACAGGCACCTTATCAACAGATAAGTGAGATTGAGTATGAAAAAGCAGTAAGGGAGTTTCCTACTAAGTTAAACTTAAGTAAGTTACAATTGTATGAAACAACAGATAATACTGAAGGCGCTCAGACTCTTGCTTGTACAGGAGGCGCTTGCGAAATATAAGGAATAAGGAAATGAAAAAGAGAAACCCTCATGCGAGAATTTTAAGATCCCCTCTCTTTCGTATGAGGGTTGTTCGAGATAAAAAGAAATATACTAGAAAAGAAAAACACAAGGGAGGTATTTATGCCCAAGACGCCCAGGATACCTTTAGGACTTAAGGGATTAAATACTGATATTCCTTCTCATTCGTTACCGTTAGAGTTTTTTAGCGGTGGTAATAATATGAGACCATTTAATAATGCACTTCAAGGTGTTAATAGTTTTGCTTCAGAGTCTACTATTACTTTTGCAGTTAGTGGTGAATCTAGTGCACCTACAGGTATATTTGATGCTGCTCAGTTTACTCCTGCAGGAAGTGTTTATTATAATATTATTGCTTTAGTAAAACATGCTGATAATGCTTTCAGAGTTAAAGCTTATAGTTCTGATTCTGGTACAGCTAATACTCAAGTAGCTATAAGTGATTTTACTATGACATTAGCTGCTGCAAAATCTTTAGTTAAAGATGAAACATTAAGTCAAGCAGGTAGTTCTGCTACTGCTAAAGTAAAATATAGCACGACTAATAGTACTACAGTAAGATTATATGATGTACAAAATAGTTTTAACACAGGAAGCGGTAATTTATCAGGAACAGTATCAGGTGCTTTAAACACACATCCTACTGCTGTTGTTGACGAAACAGGTGGGGTAGCTATTACATTAGGTTATAATACAGAGTTTGGCACTGATATGTTTGTATTTAACGAGTGTTTAATATTAAATAGTGGAACTCATAAACCTCTGTATTTATCTTCTCAAGGTAATAGATTAGCTATTTTAGATAATTGGCCTGCAGACGTTACTACAGGAAGTACAACTGAAAAACTATACAGCCCTAAAATAGCTCAATTTGGAGGTAGATTAGTAGCTCTTGGTTTATTTGGAAGCAGTAATATTTATAATGAAAGATCTTCTGTTATATTTTCTAGCCCGATAACTGCTATAGCTAGTCTTGCAGGAGTTGAATGGACAGTAGCTTCTACTAATAGTACTGTAGATGATATTATAACTGAATCACCAGGTCCTGTTATTGATGGCGGTCAGTTAGGTGATAACTTTATTGTATATAAATCTGATTGTGTTATCAGTTACAGAGAAGTTACAAGTAGCCCTTTTATTCTTGGCCGTGTTATACAAACAGATGACGGTATGATATCTTCAAAGTGTTTTGCTGATATAGGTAATAACCAACATATTGTATTTGGTAATCATAATATATACATTCATAACGGTGAAAATCAAAAACAATTAGTATCAAAAAATAAAATAGAAGATGCTTTATATGCAGAAATTAACAGAACTAAAATAGGTCAATGTTTTGTTTTTAGACATGAGTTAGATAGAGAAACTTATTTTTGTATTCCTACAACTAATCATAACGGTGAAGGTTGTAATAAAGCTTATGTGTATGCAGAAGAAACTGATTCATGGTATACAAGAGATTTAGATAATTATACTAATATTTTTACAACAGAAATTAATGGTGTTGTAAGAATGTTTGGTACTAAACCTACCAGTGTTAATTTACAAGAGCTTAGTACTACTGCTTTTGTTTCTGGCGGTACAATAGAATTTACTAATAATCCTTTAGAAACTAGTGCTATCACTAAAACAGTTACTACTGCTTATCCTGTTTGTAGTGGTGCAGTAAAAATAGGATTAACTTCTACTGATAATATAGGTGATTCTAGTAGTATCACAACCAAAGCTTTCAATCCTGCTAATGATTATAAACTTAGTTTCAGAGAAACTGGCAGATATTTTGATATGAAGATAGAAATGAATGGAACAACAAATCCTGAGATAACCGGTATGGAGTTTAATGTTAATCCTCGAGGAGCAAGATAATGACTTCTTATATTAGTCCTTCTATAACAGATCCTGCTTTAAGAGATACACTTCAAAGTATTGCAGATGATGTAGATGCTTCTGGTATTACTATTTCTGATGTAGACCCTGATGCAAGTCTTACTGCTCGTAGCGGTAGGTTGTGGTACAATGCTACTAGTTCTAATTTATTTATTTTTAGTGATGCACAAGGTGGTTACGTAAGAGCTACTGGTGAAGAAAAAAGTTATCATTCTGTTAGAATTTATTATGTTGTTGATTTATTAAATCTTTTTGTTCCATCTGCCCCTCAAGTTACTCTTACTTGGGCTAACTTAACTCAAGCTAGTGCAGGCGCTCAATACAAAGGTGGTTTAGTTTTAACATCAGGTAGTAACCCTAATATTTCAAGCAATACTGGTAACGGTATGTGGGTTGAAAATCCTCCTGCTGTTTTTAATGATAATACAAAACAAGTTTTTTGGTCAGATTTAACATTTCAAAGAGAATCAGGTTCGGCAACTACTACAACTACTGGTACTACTCCTGTAAAGCATATTCACATTGATGGGTTAGTTACTTTCACTAATCAAAGTATAGTTGGGCAAGGTCAAACTACTATTGATGGTGGTAAAATAACTACAGGTACTCTTAATGCAGACAGAATAGTAGCAGGAAGTATTCAAACTGATAAAATGGCATTAAACTCTGTTAGTATTATTCAAAGTGCAACTTCTAGTGCTATTACACCTGGTTCAACTTTTAACTCAATATTTAGTGGCCTTGGTTCTAATTCTTTTTCTTGTACTGCGTTATCTGTAGTTACAGTATATGGTACTGCAACTAGTTCTACTTCTGTAACTGTAACAGGTACTTTTAGTGGCGCTAGTTTTTCAGCAGCAACTGCACTTGGTCATGGTATTATTGCAGGAGGTAGTGCAGGATTAGGTACTCATGTATTAGCAGGTTCAGCATCTAATATTTTAGCAGCAGGTGGTAATGCATTTATGGGTACTACTTTTAGTGCATCTAGTTTAGGTGCATCACCTAATGGAAGTGCAGCTCAAGCTAAAATAACTCATGTATATGCAGCATATTACAGGTAGGTATAATAAATGGATTATACAATATATAATATTAAAACAACTAAAATTGTAGGTTTTATTAGCGGTACTATAGAAACTGTAAAACTTAATTTAAAAGAAGATGAAAGTTATATTGAAGGTCATTATTCTGAAGAAGAATATTGTGTTAAAAATAATAAAGCTGTACCTATAGAAGAATCTATTTTATTAGAGAAAAAGAAAACAGAAGCATATCATCTTATGAAAACTATAAGGAATGAATACTTACAAAATTCAGATCACAAAGTTCTCCCAGATTATCCTACAAATAAACTAGAAGAATGGAAGATTTACAGGCAGGCCCTTAGGGACCTCCCTGCAAATACCTCAGATCCCTTAAATGTAACATGGCCGACGCCACCGGAGTGAAGATGGAAACAATTAAGCTGACACCGAGAGCCGTATTGAAGTTATGGCACGTAATAGAACCACAAGTAGCAAAAGCACTTGAACATGGTCAAGGAGAAAGTGACACATTTGATGTGTTTAGCTGGTTAATGAACCCAGAGTATGGGCAATGTTGGGTTGTTTTTAATGAAGATAAAAAACCTCTTAATATTACTATTACACGTATTAATACCTATGGTCAACACCGTAGTTTATGTATTGTACTTACTGCTTCTATTGAAGAAGGTAAGGTTAATACGTTTAATGATAAAGATAAATCACAAGTACCTTATAAAATTATGCATGATAAGTTGTATGATTTTGCCAAGGAAAATAAATTAAAACGAATAGAACTTTACGGTAGACCCGGATGGAAGAGATTACTTAAGGATGTCTATGGTAAATACGGAGAATACTATGAAGAAGTATACACTGTTATGTCTATGGACATTGAATAACTATAGAGGAGTATTATAATGGGTGGTGGTGGAACAGAAACTGTTGATACAATACCTGATTGGGCTAAACCTTATTATCAAAGATTTTTAGGTGAAGCAGAAACTTTGTTTGACGAAGGTGGTACAGGAACAAAAGATCCTTTAGAAACCATTGGAGAAAACGAACTGATTAGGTTTGCCTTAAATGATGCTTCAAGAGGTAAAGATATTCTTGGTAGTGCTATGGAAGATATGTATAGCATTAGTCAAGGCGCTGACCCTATAGATACTGAAGCACTTAAAAATGCAGCTACTCTTAGGGCTAAACAAGAAAT